GGTTCAGGTCCTAGTGGTGGCAACACTGTGCAAGTTCGAGTCTTGTTCTGGGCATAGGACACCATAATGTTCAATACGAATGAACATTCGAAAACCCTCAATTCAAAGCGAATTTGAGGGTTTTTCATTTTCTTGTCAAAAACTCATCTTTCAAGGCACCTGGTCCCCTTCAGAATTTTTACACCCCTGTGGTTTCATTCTTGAACAAAACGGCAATTACCAAACAAAACGGCAATTACCAAACAAAACGGCAATTACCAAACAAAACGGCAATTTGCATACTAACTGGCAATTTGCATACTAACTGGCAATTTGCATACTAACTGGCAAAATGGCTTGTAAACGCCAGTTTGTTTGAAATAACCGTAAAAAAAAGGACTCATCCCGAAGTTGGAACGAGCCTGAATAGAACATAGTGTTGGTTTGATAAGTAGGTTAAATCACCGTCCCGTCCTTGAAAGTGACGTTTACGTTGGTCTTGGAATGGACAGTGATATGGTCCACCAGAATCATGAACTGCTGCTCATCAAACTTGGTGATAGGTTCTTCTTTAGACAACTCGTTGAGGAAGGCCTTGATGGAAGCCTTGCGCATCTTCTTGTCGTTGATTTCTGAAACCACCTTGCTCATCGCCTTTTGGATGTCCTTGAGGCTTTCCATCAAATCATTGCTTGCCTTCACTTCTTCAGAATCTTGAATGCCACCGGCCATGCTGTTTTCAATCTCGTTGATGGTGGCTTCCTGTCTTGCGGCCAGCTCAAGCCTCTGTCTTTCAAGAGAGGAAATGTCCAGCACCTTGAACACAACGCCCTCGACTTTCTTCCGTACATCGTCGGCTTGGCTGAAGAGCTTGTTGGCGGCTTTCATGTAGATGTCCTGAAGTTCCTCCTCCGAGAGGTGGGGCGTGGTGCAGATGCTCTCGTTGTTGTACTTGTTCAGGCACTGCCAGATTGTACGCTTGTACTTGTCATTGGAATGCCAGGTCTTGGGGCTGAAAACAGAACCGCAATCAGCGCATATGACCTTTCCGCAAAATGGGCTTACATCCTTATGGGTTCTTTTCATGTTCATGTCGTCCAGCATGGCCTGAGCCGCATCGTACTGCTCCCGGGTGATGATGGCGGGATGGCTGTTCTCCACAAGGTACATGGGAACTTCGCCATGATTGACGATGGGCTTCTTGGTAAGGAAATCTGCGACATAGGTCTTCTGAAGAAGGGCATCTCCCTTGTACTTTTCGTTTCTGAGAATGCCGGTGATGGTGGTCTCGTTCCAGACCTGTTTTCCGGTGACCGTTGGAATCTTTTCTCGGGTCAGACGCTTGGCGATTGCATGACCTCTGGGAAAGACAGGGCAAGCTTGAGACCACAGAGGGCAACGTGGTCCATTACGGTTACATCGAGAAGTTCATCGAGCGACTCGGGGAAAGATTCAACATCCGTGAGATTGCATTCGACCGATGGGGAGCCGTGCAGATGGTCCAGAACCTGGAGGGTATGGGCTTTACGGTGGTTCCTTTCGGGCAGGGCTTCAAGGACATGAGCCCGCCCACAAAGGAACTTATGAAGCTGGTGCTTGAACGGAAGATCGCCCACGGTGGTCATCCGGTCCTTCATTGGATGATGGACAACATCTTCATCCGAACCGACCCAGTTGGAAACATCAAGCCGGACAAGGAGAAATCCACAGAGAAGATTGATGGAGCGGTGACCACCATCATGGCTCTCGACAGGGCAATCAGATGTGGAGTTGACAACAGTGAGTCGGTGTACGACAGCAGAGGGATTTTAGTCATTTGATACCACAGAGAATATATAATGAAAGATTGCTTCGAAGTGTTTATGGCAAAAAACAAATTTTGGAATTTGAAGATTTGAGTGTTGCTTTTGCGACCTCGTTAAGCTAAACTGTTGCCATAAAGGAAACACAATGAACGGGTACAAAGCCATAATTCAAATAGGTGAAGAGAACAATGGATATGTTCTTTCCAGACAGGTCAAAGCACGGGGAATTCCCTCTGTGAATCTAACCAGAATGGTTAGGAACAAAAGCATTGCAAAGCTAAAAGCTGGAGTCTACTTATTGCCAGATTATATTGAAGATCCTTTTTATACATATTCTATCAGCTACTCGAAGTTGGTCTTTTCAAAAGAGACGGCTCTTTACCTAAACAAGCTTTCAAACCGACAAATTGATTGCTACCATGCAACTTTTCCCTTTAATTCAAATTCTCCTAGACTTGATGGATTTGTAATACACAAGACTCGCAAAGCCGACTACTATCTTGGAGTTGCCATGGTTGAAACTCCGTATGGCAATGAGGTTAAGGCATATGATAAGGAACGTTGTATTTGTGACTTGTTCATCGATGATTCCTATGATTCAGAAGATAGAAGTTATGCCATAAAACACTACAGGGAAAACGACCTGGACCTGAAGAAACTCTATGAGTATGCCAAACAGCTAAATATCTTTTCAAAGGTAAAAAATGTATTTGAGGTTATAGCATGGAACTGAGTCAAGTTAAAAACCGAATCAAGCAACTTGCAAAAGAGAAAGGAGTAACCGTTCAATCGCTTTGGGACATGTTCTTCTTTGAAAACCTGTTAAAACGCATAACTATGAGCAAGTATAGCAAGAGCTTTATTTTCAAAGGGGGTTTTCTTCTTCAAAGCATTGTCGGAATAGAAACCAGAAGCACTATGGACCTGGATTTCAAGTTCATCAATGAAAATAAGAAAAGACAAGCTATTTTTGAGATTTTCAAGAAGATTTGTGAGACAGACACTTACGACAGTGTTTCTTATCACGTACTGGACATTTCTGATATCAAAGCGGAATTTTCCGGTTATAAAGGCAGGTCGATTAGAATTCAAGGGCAGTTTTATAACGTACAAAGGATTTTCAGTGTCGATATCGCATTAGGAGATGTCGTTACCCCTTATCCAGTTTTATTTCACTATGCTTCAAAAGTCAGTTCAGATTGTTTTGATATTTTTTCTTATCCAGTAGAAAGCATTATAGCTGAGAAGTTTGAAACCATTATTTCAAAGGGCACAAACAATTCCAGAATTAAGGATTTCATTGATATTTTTCTGCTTCACGATTGCGTTAATGACTTGTCTTTGCTCAATTCAGCAATTGTTAACACATTTTACGCCAGGTCAACTTTGTACGAACAACGCCATATACACAATACTCTGAATGAGGTTTTCTCGTTTGACCGCTTCAGAGAGCTATTTGACAACTACAAAGGGAAGCATGGTTTTGCAAGCAATATCACATGGGAGGGGTGTAAGCAGGCTGTTTTGTTTATTGCAGAAAAACTGGCATACTTACCACCAATCGAGTTGTCAAAATATGGCATAACGATTGATTTGGTGCGTCATGGAGAAGACCAGCAAGATCGAGTTGGAGGCTGGTCTGATAATCATTTGACTTTGAAAGGAATGAATGAAGTCGAAAAACTTCTCGGCTCCCTTTCTTCCGCTTATGATCTATTCATTTCAAGTGACTTGAATAGAGCTAAGGAGACTGCGGATATCATCAGCAAGAAAGTAACTACCAGTTGTTGCTTCAATCCTGATTTTCGTGAAACAAATAACGGTGAGTTAGCTAACATTTCGAGGAAGGTCTTCAATGAGAAATATCCTGCGTTGCATTATTCTTCCTTGAAAATGGATGAGCGTTATCCTGGTGGAGAATCTCCAAAAGAGTTCTTTTTGCGTGTCTCAACAGCGTTCATGAAAATGATTGACGAAAATAGAAATAAGAAAATCCTCCTTGTCACTCATGGAGGAGTCATAAACGTTATCTTTTGCCTGCTTAATGGTTTTCCATATACGAATCAAATAAAGATAGCGCCTTCTACTGGGACATTGATTAAACTGACTTGACTAGGAGCGATGACTTCTTCTCACTGGTTTGGCCTATGTTACTCACTAAATCAATGTTTACATTGGGTATAAGCATGCATTCCTGAAGACTACGATTCTAAAACTGAAAACAGAAGCAAGTTAATAAAAGGCATCCGAGAGGGTGCCTTTCTCACAATTACACACAAGGAGAAACTCTCAATGGGAATCATATCAGGCTTGTTCCATACGCGGGACAAGCCCTCCAACTCTACGTCTGGAAGCGCATTCAGTTTCTTTCTGGGAGGCTCGAGCTCCGGCAAGAGCGTAAATGAACGAAGCGCCATGCAGATGACCGCGGTGTACTCATGCGTGAGAATACTGGCCGAGGCGGTGGCGGGCCTTCCCCTTCCCCTTCCCCTTCCCCTTCCCCTTCCCCTTCACCTTCACCTTCACCTTCACCTTTACCGGTACACGGACAAGGGCGGCAAGGAGAAGGCCATCGACCACAGCCTCTATCGCCTTCTGCATGACGAGCCGAATCCTGAGATGTCCAGTTTCGTCTTTCGCGAGACTTTGATGACGCATCTACTTCTCTGGGGCAACGCCTATGCCCAGATCATCCGCAACGGCAAGGGAGAGGTCATTGGCCGCTATCCTCTGATGCCAAACAAGATGACAATGGATAGGGACGATGCCGGCCGGCTCTATTACACCTACAACCCCTCAACCGACGATGCCCCAACCATGAAGGGTTCCTCAGTGGTCCTCAAGCCCACCGACGTCCTTCATATCTTGGGGCTAGGATTCGACGGTCTTGTGGGCTACTCGCCAATCGCGATGGCCAAGAATGCCATCGGCATGGCCATAGCCTGCGAGAAGTACGGGGCCAAGTTCTTCGCCAACGGTGCGTCCCCGGGCGGTGTGCTCGAGCATCCGGGAACCATCAAGGACCCGGCAAGGGTGCGTGACAGCTGGAACAGCGTCTACCAGGGTTCAGGCAACAGCCACAGGATCGCGGTGCTCGAGGAAGGGATGAAATACACCCCTATCGGCATCAGTCCCGAGCAGGCCCAGTTC